TTAGTTACACCTAGACCAACATGAGTAGTGAATATGGCTACTTGGTTACTATTGTCAGGTCCTAATATAACCCTTGAAATGGTTGATGTGTCAATCAATACTTGTTGAGCATCAGAAACTTTAAATTTTAAATACTTTTTCATTTTAAAAAAATTAATGAGTTAATAAAGTACAAAGATACAAATTATATTACAACTTTTCTAGTAGTGAAACTAGCTCGTTATATTTCTCTACACCTTCCTTGTTGTTGTGGAAATATTCAGTAAGAGCATCCATGTGATCCTCACCGAAAGGAACTCTAAACAAAAGTTTTTTGTTGTCCTCAAGGTTATACCACACCTCTGTGTTTTTCTTTCTGAATGCTATAAGTTTTGCCTCTACAATATTAGCAATAATATTGTCTGTCTCAACCTCTGTATCCTCGAACATATCTAAAAAATGACTAGGGTATCTCTTCGCAAAGATTCTTACGTCACGCTTCATCTCGTCCACATACATGTCCTCTACCTTAGAAGGGCTTATAGCTCTCATTACAGACTCCAACTGAGATGTAGTAAGCTGTCTTGATAACATTTGAGCCTCAAACTCTAGGTCCATGCTCTCTACGTCTTTCTTTGCCTCTGCCTCGTGATTCATCTCGTAAAAAGTAGAGCCACCATTCTTCTCATTATCTGGGTGATACTCTAAAAACTTCTGAAGAGTCATCTGCCTATTAGGAACCACTAAGGATCCATCTAAAAATACAATATGACCAAGCCTTGCCTGTCCATCCTGTTCATCCTGAAAAATACTTGATTGATTTGTAGCGTATCTTAACGCTCTATTTTCTTGCTTGTCTGTATCCAACCATGTCAACTCCTTACTTCTTGAGTGTTTAGTTGCGATCATACAAGTTAATGGTGTCTTATCACCTGAAAGGCGATATACCTTATTATCTGTTTTCATTTTATTTGAATTTAATTATAATTAAAATAAAGGGAGGAGACTTACTCCCCTCCCTATATACATATTTGCTATTAAGCGTTGAACATGAAGAAGTTGTTCGCTCCTAGAGTACAAAGTGCTCTTTCAGACAAGAAGTTAACCTCCATTGAATCTAAATCACTCGTTGCTGCTCCACCAGCTGAACCTGTCATCCAAGTTTTGTAACGACGAGACTCTGCTTGAGACTCTCTGTATCGTACATGTAAGAAAGGACGCTTAGCGTTCTTACCCATAACTTGATCATAAACAGTCATAGTTCCAGCAGGAACCATAATTCCGTTTACTGCTCCACCAACTAAACCTCCACGAAGCGTTGCATCGTTTAAGTATTTCCAGTCAGTCTTGTAGAACTCATAACCTCTTGTAAAGCCATCAAAACCTAAGTTCAATGCCATATTCTCATCGTTATCAAATAAACCATAAGAAGTACCACCTGGGTTAGAGTTTTGAGATGCTAACATATCATCAATATCGAAACCGAACTGACGGTTTACAAATAATACGTTTTCAGCAATTGCTCCTTGCTTATCAAGTCTCTCTACGATAGAATCAATATCACCTAATGTAGATGGATTACCTCCAGACCATACATTACCTCTACTGTTTACCTCGTGGAATAAACCTTTTGTACCTTTCATGTTAGCAACTGCTGCTGCTCCAGTAGCGATTGCTGGTTCACCTTCAACCATTGCCATCTCTAAGTAATCTTCAAAACGAAGACGAGTTTCATGCTCTGATTTAATGTACCATAAGAATCCATCTGCTCCATTTTCTGTAGTTACTTCAACCCATCCAATTTGCGCCATATCAGAACCAGTAACGATGTACTTATCTTTAATGATGATTGGAGAATTATCGAAAAATTCAGACTCAGCCTCTAAAGCTCCTACCATTCCAGCAGTACCTTTTTGAAACTCAGAACCATATACAAATGATACAACATCTGTTGCCCCTTGGAAAGGAGACGCCCCTGCAACTTCATAATAAGCTACTCTGAAAGCGTTTACTGCATTTACTCCAGTTGCACCATTAGCACCTACAGCTGTAATAATTGCTTTTTTAGTTAAGCCTTTAACTGCTGATGAAAGTATAACAGTTTGACCTACTCTAAAAGTACATGTAACTATTCCAGCCGCATCGTTTGCTACTGTAAACTCATCCTTTACATTTGCACCAAATTGTGCGTTAACTTGAGTAACACCAGTGTATTTAGTATGAAGACGACCCTGCTCTGACCATTTGATTAAGTCTGAGTTAGATGGAGACTCTGCTCCTACCATTCGCAAGAAAGATGCGATTGATCTATTCCCGTAACGCTCGAATTCTTTTTCAAACGTGTCAGGAAGATATTGATTTAGAAAATCGAATCCAGTTGATCCAATATAATTTCCAGGTATTGCTACCTTAGTTGGCGTCGGCGTTAATGAAAACGTCGGTGACGCGGCTACTGTTCCAGCCATAATTTTTAGTTTTTAATTGTTAGTTATTATTTTCTACTTTTAATAACCAAGCGACTTCCGCTGTCAGAGTTTACAACTCGAACTCTACTTTGTGACCCAACGCTTTGACCAGTTGTTTTAACCTGCATATCTACATTTTTAGCCTCCTTCACATCTTTTGTTATTGCGTCGGCTGCTCCTTTTTCATATGCAAACTTAAATAAGGCGTCTGGATCCATTGCTGCATTCAGTGCCTTGTGGTAAGCGTTAGCGTCTTTAAGCATGCCATTCTCATCAAGATGTTTTTTTACAAAATTCCCTGCGTTTGACTGCACTTCTTTTGTTGCATTAATATCTGATACTTTAAAAGTAATATTTTCATCTCCCACGTTGTATCCGAAACCTTCGAAATTGTCAGAGAAAAGTTCATTAGTTTTTGTTGAGAAGTGCTGTGATTTTTTATTGTTCACCTCTTGATCTTCGCTTTGCTGCTTGGTACTTTGCTTGTATTCGTTAAAACCATCTCTCTCCTCATTAGAAATAAAACCATCGCTTGACTCAAGAGGGGCCTTGTATTTTTCTTGTTGATCGGAAAAGAAATTTTTAGCTTGTGCAAGCATTTTCTTTTTTGCTAGTTTCTTACCTCGTATATCCATCTCGTCATCAAGGTCATCATCATAAGAAAATTCTCGTTCCATTTCAAATGCAACATCTTCCTCATCAAACTCTGGATTCTCAGATAGTATATACTCAGCAATCATAGCATCAGGAGATTCGTTGTCAAGATTTCGATTTAGTTTAACAAAATCTTCAATCCCTCTTCCAGTCTCCTGTTTATATTTACGTAGGGCCTCAATGTCTTCAGACAACTCTTTCTCTACAATTTCTTTTTGTAGCAAGTCATCATAGGACAATTCTTCCCTTCCGAATTTTTTTCTAATATGTGAAAGAACGCTTTCGTCATCTAATTCTACAGGGGTATTTACAACCTCTTCTTCTGACGTAACATCTGGGTTTGATACTTCTTGCTTTAAAACAATTTTTTCAACTCCATCATTTTGCTCTATACCTTGCTCTTTTTCATGCTTGGCTACTAGATCTTGTTCAATTTCTTGCGTTGATTTCTCTTCCGAGTCAACGATTTTTACAGATTTAAATTCCATTTTAATTATATTTAATTATTACAAAGGTAATAAAAAACTATCACCCAAAAGATTCAAGTCCAAACCCATCAAGCGTATCCTCGTTAGATTCAAAATTTACAGGAGGAGTATTATCCTTTCTTTGCTGTATCATAGTGGACTGCTGAGTAGATTGTTTATCTATTCTTTCGTCTTTTCTATCCTCCTTTTTCATGTCTCTGTTATTAAGACTTTCACTCTCTACACCTTTAATTTGCATGTTATAGCTAAACTCTAGCTCCATGAGAGTCTTTTTAGCCTCAACCTCAAAGTTCATCTTTCTTATGTCTGCCTCAGACTGCGCCTGTACAATGGCCATCTTACCTTGCATAACTGCCTGCTCTGTCTGCATCTTTGTCTGTGCAGCTGCCTGTTGAGACTTCATGTTAACGTCTGATTGAGCCTGTATCTCAGCCATTTTTCTTTCCTGGTCCTTTTCCATCTTCTGTCTACGCTTTAGTTTAAGAAGTTGGTTACCCAGTTTTATGTTGTGGCAATTTCGTATATCTATAGCATCCTCAAGATCTATACCGCCCTTTGCTAATGCCTGCTGAATATTTTGCTCTATAAGTTGTTTTTCCTCTTCATCTGGAGATACATCTATAAATATACCAAACGATGACAGGTAAAGATTTTTTATATCCTCCAGTATAGATACGTTATACTTTCCTATTTGATTGGCAAACTCTTCCCTATCTGATGAGTACTCAAGTATATCCGAAACCCTCAAGGATATTGCCTCCGCTATTCTCTGAGTCATTGATAGCCCCGCATGTAGTATATGTCTTGTAGCAGTATTAGAATTTAATGCCGCTAACTTTTGAACACCAACAAGTGCGTTAGGATCTGGAGTAGAACCATCTCTCTGCTCGTTTATCCCTGTTACATCTCTTAACATTCTTAACCAGTGGTCATACTGTCTAGTTAAAGCCATTAACTTTGATTGACCTGAATTGCTATTTAACTCTTGTATAGGAGTCTTTGCGTTATTAAACTCTCCCTCTGAGTTATAACTACGACCAACAACACTACCAGTAGCAAAATACATATCGATAGCTGCCTGTGCGTCATAAGTACCCCCATTACCTAAATCAACCTCATTAACACCATCAAGGTCCAGGAAAATTCCGTCTGGAACCATTTTTTGTTGTATCTGCTGTATCTTCAGATCCGTCATTGCTATTAGGTCAGCATACTTTATCATTCTCTTTACAGTGCTATCTATAGACCCCTTATATCTTCTTGGTGAAACCGCTATATAATTAGGAACTGTTTTTTGAAACTCTGCCTCTGGGCGAACCATGTTTCTCATTAGCTCCCACTTCAACATTGTATTAGAGCCTAAAATCATAGCGCCATCATACCATACGTCAATTCTTTTTTCTAGTCTTTCAAAAAACTCAGAATCATCCTCTGGATTAAAATTTTCATCTCTTCTTATAGCTCTCTCTCCACCGTTTTCAAGTATTTTTTTCTTGTATATAAATTTCTTATCTGTCTTATAATTGAAGAATAAAACATTTACAACAGAGTTATTGTAAAGAGTGTCGTCAGTAGGTCTATTTGTACTATACTCTCCAGACCAATTAGTGCTTAGGTTTGTTATGTCTTCTATATCAGAAACTGTTAGGTTTGGATTTATTTTTTTTAATTCTGTTATAGGTATTTGTTTTACCTCACCCCAATAAAAACAATCTGAAAAATCCTCTTTTTCACTGTATGAGTATATTGTTTCAGCAGGATCTACATTTTCTATTTTTATACCTTCACCGTATGAGTAAGTATGCTTCATTATACCTATGCCTATAGTAGTGACATCATAATTAAACACATCTTTTTTATCGTGAAATTTATTCATGTCAAACATAGTAGATATAGCTAACTCTTCAGCTATCTCTATAGATGGTTTATATTCCATCTGCATATGTAATTGAAGCTCTTGATCGTCTTTAGGTAATTGCTCTGGAGGCATATCAAATCCATCTACTCCAAAATCTTTTTTTGCTTGAAGTAAGACATCTTTTGCTAACATATCCTTTTCTATATTCTCTTCGTATGCATTCCTTTTGTCAGCAGACATTGCGTCTTGAGCATACACTCTTGGGTGGAATAATCGGTTTGACATACCGTTAACAATGATATCTACAAACTTAGGAACTACAGCTGGCGGTTGCCAGTTTAAGTTTAACTGTGATAAATCACCGTTAACCTCCATTCCTTTTTTATATTTACCTACAGACTGCTCTCCACGAGCATATAGTCTTAGGCTATGAAAGTCAGATTGCTGATCGTAGTATCTACAATTACTTCCCTCTCTATTGAACCATTCATATTGAATAGCCTGCCCAACCTTTAATCCATAAGACTCCGTTGCTTTTTCTGCATCTGGAGCCATGTAGTCGGGAAATGTTGAAAATTTAACTAAAGGTGATTTCTTGTCCATTTGTATTATCTCTTGATTTCGCTATTATTGCCAGAGTTGTCGTATCTTACAAAGTTAAGCTTTATTTCGGACTTTTCTTTTTTAGGTATTAGCTTGTGTTTTCTTGTGGCCATTATAGCTAGTCCAGAAGATATTGAGGCATCGTGTTTAGTTCTATTATTTATATCAAATGTAGCCCAATCAGCTAAGGTTCTATTAAACGGCATTGTTCCACACTCATCTGGTTCGGCTCTATATGTACACTCTCTATCGTATCCAACATACTCATTTATCCAGGACTGTATAGAATCAGCGTGTACCTGTTTAACGTCTTGAGATGTATTAGGTATCCCTCCTAATTCTTTTTCTGTTCGTGAAAGTTTATCATATGATTTGTCTGGCCTATTTAAAGAGTATTTTCTATAGCCTCTATTTTTAAAGTGATATAGTAGTCGTGGCTTATTATTCTCAATTAAAATTGGCATACCATAGAAGACACACGCCATAAGTACATCCTCAAAAAATTCTTCAGCACTATTAGGTCTGTGTATATATTCTAAGAAGAATTCGTTAGACGGCGCGCTGTCATCCATATTTGTCTTAGTTAAACCGTGAAGAGCTCCGTTTGAACCCCTACCACCAACTGTTGCAGATATGTCATAGGAGTCACATCCGAATAGACCTATATTGTCATTACCTGGATATTTCATACCCTTGTCTACTCTTTTTTTGTTCTGCATATTCTTCGGTGGTATCCATGACACTATGAAATTACCTCTAGTTTCAGGGGTCCATATAACCTCAGAATCCTTTACACCATCCTTCCAGTGAAAGTTACCCTTTGTTATTACACGATCTTTTATTAGACCATCATTATAATCTATCTGGTCGTATATTTTTGTTAAGTTAAATATAGATCCTTTAGACTCATCACGAAACGCATGACCCTCTGTTCTTGGGTACTGTCTATAGTGCTCGTTTAATTCATCTGGGCTGTTTTTTAATGCGTCTACCTCATTCTGCCAGAAATTTATAGCCCCCATATCTATCTCTTCTCCATCTACACCTGTCACTGGTTTTTCTGGAGTGGTAAACACAGGGTGACCGTACTTATCTATAAATCCCTCCATATTATGCTCCATAGGTATAAACAATGAGTACATACCACTCTTTGTCTGACCATTCTTAGATCTTACTCTAGGGTTAGACCCTTCGTATAAATCTTTAAAGTTTTGACCTCCTTTAGCTAAAGAGTTACATGTAGACCCAGCGAATACCTTGCCTATTATTCTCTTACCTAAACGTAGACAGGTCTTTGTTACACCCCAGTTTTTCTTTATATTATTTGGAGCAACCCACTTACCTATCTCGTCATCTATTAATAACTTTAACTTTTCACCATCATAGCTGTTCTCATCAGTATTCTTCCAGTCAATAGAGGTGTCAAGACCTTCAATCTCATCTACCTCATTAGTATTCATATTACTCTTTGTAATTTTTCTTGCTGGAACACTGTACACTAATTCTGTCTTTGGCTTATCCATACCAGACTGTATAGGTTTAAAGAAAAAAGGGTAGTTATTAGATATTGGGACAACCTTATTTACAAACATCTTCTTTGCATCGTCCCCAGTCTTTGAAAGTATGCCCACCCTAGAATCCTTTAGTAAGGTAGCCATATCAACACCAACTGAAGAACCCATAAAAGAAAACCCTGAACGACGTATTTTTAGATATATCATACCGTAACATCTACTGTCTGCTCTGCATGCCTCCCAATAAATAAAAAGTATTCTATTTGCGTCTCTAAAGTCTGGGTGCCCTACATCAATCTTTGTATGCTGAAGGTACATGTAGTGATGACCAGTTATATACGTGGGGACACTATTGTTATAAAACCAATGTCCTTTAGACCTATGATCAAATTCACCCTCTATATAGTCTACATATTTAGATTTAAAATCATTATCCCTAGACCTCCACTCGCTTGTGGATTGAATTTTTTTTAATTCTTTTGGTGATTCTGTTACTACCCATCTATTGTCACCTTTTTTTAGCTCACCAGGTTTTTTAGGCAAGGCTATTTTTACCCCATTAATTTCGTATATCTCTCCAATTGTTCCATCCTTCGATATAACAACCATGTCATTTTTTTGATCATAGCCATACTTCCAAGCTTTTTTATTGTTCTTGGTTGTATATTCTGACTTGCCTACATGATTATCAATAACACTGTATAAGCTGTTCCAGGTAAAATTATTTTGTTCGCTCCTCTGCACTTAAAAAATCTGTTTTTGGTTTTAATTTAACAACCTCACCATCTTCCTCTATAAGTTTATTTTCTTCTAATTGAATTCTGTCTAATATATCAAACGCATCAAATATAGCCATTTTCTTTGCTGCGGCTGCGTTCTTTAGCTTATCTGCCGCTAAAGGATCTTTACCTTTAACTACAATTTTTTCTTTTGCTACACGCATTAAATCTTGAGCCGCTTCTTTTCCAGACGCTATTAAATCCTCTTTTATTTTTCTTACTTCGTTAGACATATGTTATTAGAATTAACCCTGTAATATTTTTTACCCTCAATATTAAACTCATACTCACTGTCAGTCTTAAATGCAATAAGATCCCCCTTCTTTAAGCCTAAATTATTCATATATGTATTAGGGTACTCCATGACCCCGTACATCTCTTTTTCGCTTCCATTATGTAGGTCTATATCATTATCTACTGGAGAAATAAAACAATACGGGTCAAGTGTAGTCCATTTTTCTTCTCCTGGATTTCTATACATAAAAACTTGATAAGGATCTACCATGTACATGTTGTCTTTTATTAGGCCAGCAGCATACTGCTCAATACCTTTCATATCATTGTATTTTCTAAATACATTATGATGTACTATTATCGTTGCACCTTTAATTACGGGTGTATTAAGTTTTTCGGGAGGAGCTAATACTGTAGCGTACCTATTAGTTGTTGTATGGTTTTCAATACTACTGCTAGTTATTAATTCTCCACCCTCAAACTTTTTTACATTATTATATAGCTTACCATGCAATGGTTCTACTATGTAGGTGTATAAAGATTTCATTAGTACTCTATATTATACTCTATAGCCACTGGCATATAAGACCCTATAGTCTTCCATAGGTACACCTCATCTTCCTCGTTTGAAAGCCATATCTGTATTCTACCAGACTCCAACTCTATTATCTCACGAATGTTATGCTTGCCTCTAAGCATTGGCTGACCTACGGAAAAATTCATAGCCTTTAATAAATCGGGGCCTATAGATATTTTACGAATTAATAGCATCTTCCCTAATTAACTCACCTGTCTCAAGGTTTATCTTAAACTCTCCATCATATTTTTTAGTTAAATCTGATTGAATATCATCAAGTGCGTATAGAGATTGATCATAATTCATTAATGAAGATTTTTGCCTGCTTTGAATTGATGATAATTGAGAGGTTGTGTAGGCTAATTCAGCCTCGCCTCTTTTAAATGATGCGTGTGCAGATTTATAGCTGTTTAGCTCTTCCTCTGAAAGAATTTCTTTAGTTGTTTTCATTATATTATATTTAATTAATTACGTAAAGATATATAAAATATCTCTATGCACCACAACCTACACAGTCTATTTCGCTACTGGTAGGTTTTGTTCCATTCAATTTCATCTGTAGATTATGGATTTTATCTTTAATCTCCATATCTGTAAGCATGTCCCCAATAAGTTGACTTTTAAGCTCTTGTATTTCTTTATTAATCTTGTCCATTAAGACCATGTGGCAGTTGCAACTCGTTGCCAAGTATTTGTGGCTACACATATATATATAAAACCAGCTGCTACAGCATAATGACCTGCGACACCTGCTGCCGTTGCGCTTGCAGGTACAGAGGTTCTTGTTCCTAATAAATAAGTTCCAACACTATCAACAGTGTAGTTAGCTGTACCACCAGTAGGAGTTGTATCCTGGTCTGACCCCAATAACCTATCGGTTCCGACTGGAGTTTTAATTGTTTGATCGTTAATTTTACCCATAGTGCAAAGTTAATAATTATTTTCTGTTTATATTTATCTTAAAAGTTATACGATATAGTACATAAAAATAAATACAGCTTTATAGTTCTGTAGTCGTAATCTTCATCTGCACCAATAAACTCCCAACCTAATAAAAATCTATCATGTGGCCAGTGTAGCTCAAGCTTTATAGTCCAAATCATAATTCCTTATATTCTTCAGTTGCATCAAAACTAGGACACGCCTTACGTGCGTAGTCTCGATGAGAATGAATAGTTGCGTCAGGATACATTGCCTTTAAAGTTTTTAATACTGATAACAATGATTCCTTTTGTTTTTCATTACGAGTGTCTTTTGGTGTTTTACCATCTTCCTCAACACCACCACAGTAACATATACCTAAAGAAATTCTATTTTGACCCTTTGTGTGAGCACCCATCTTATCAATATCTCTACCTTTAAATATCCTTCCATGTATATCTATATAAAAGTGATACCCAATATCGCTCCACCCTCTTCCATTAACATGCCAACCTCGTATTGTATCTACAGATACATCTTGCCCTTCTCTAGTAGCTGAACAGTGTACTATTAGTTTTTTAATGTCTTTCATATTATATAATATTTTTTATCTTTTTTAATGCAACACGCACTACAAAGTTTAATAAATAACCTATTATTACCCATAGCCACCACTTAGAGCCTCTACTTTCTCTCCTAATCTTAACCCTATCTGTTTTTTCTTCTTGCTTTTTAGTAGAAACACCTACCTTTGCATTCTTTCTAATTATAAGTTTAGCAATGGTAACAGAGTCTTTATATATTCTTTTTTTTAACTGGTTTTCCTTTCTTTTGTCAACTCTAGTTATATATCTTATATCTCCAGTTTCAATAATAGTTTTCTCAATATTATTAGTTATAAAGGTAGTGTCTCGTAAGGTTATAGTATCACTAATGATATTACTCAATATTAATGTATCTGTCTTAGTGGTTACAACCGCACCTTTACTTTCTGCTTTGATAGTATGTTTTTTAGCTAACTCAATATGCTGCTGAGCTGTCCTACAGCTAAACAATAAAAATAGTGCAATAAACGCTGTTAATTTTACTATCAAAGTTTTATTTTTTTTTCTTAGTATCCTTTTCTATAAAGGTTTTTAAATCCATCTTTCCAGCTATCCATGGTATGAATCCGCCCATCTCCCAACCTAGACGAACAAAATTTTCTACATTTGAAATAAACAAGTTTATTATTATATAATTATAAAATGCGTAGTGTAGAAAAGAGTATATATTAATGTCAAATCCTAAAAAGTCTCTATGAGGTATATATACAGAGCATAGATTCATTGATCCAATCATAATGCCGTACACCCCTAGCTTAAACCATCCTTTAGGAAACTTGGAGGATTGAAAACTCTTACCCTCTCTTTTTGAAGCTTTTATCCCTGTATGCATCTCTAGAAAAAACAACAGAATTAGTATCATTGCAACTACAGCATGTATACCAAAAATATTCTCAAATATATAAGAAAAAGAAGCTAGTAAACTACTTAAAATTGCCATCCACTCAAACTTAGCAGGATGAAATATATTGTTTATCATATGACTTGAACTATTGTACCCGTTTGATGTAGCTATGTATTCTAGAAATTTATTCATCGTATATCTTCGTTTTCAGACCATTCATTACTAAGCAATAGAACCATAACTTCTGAATAAGAAAGAATCTCTATAGGTTTTACAGAGTTATCTGTTATAAACCTAGGTGTTGATCCGTCCTCCCACTTAATTAAAAATTGTGTTTTATCAAGATTTTTTCTAACTGTCTTTATAGAGTCTTCTCCTACTTCACTATAGTCTACGTTATCTAAATCTTCTATATTTAATACAGAGTATATCATGATGGTACGTTTGTAGTTATATTAGAAGATTCCATATTAGTCATTGTCATAGCTATACTTCCTTTAGCATCTGATATTGTAGGATAAGAACCTGTTCCTCCTGGATCTCCCATTCTAAACCAGTTTATTAAATTTGAAGCAGGAGCAGACGAAAGTAAATCTGTTGGTACACCGCTATTATATAATGCAGTAATTTCTGAAGAAGATAATGCTTTATTCCACATAGAAATTTCATCTAAATTTCCTGCAAAATTATATGAGCTACCGTTTTTACCAAATTCAAAAAGAGTAGATGTTCCTCCTCCAAAGTCTCCACTTATTGCTGATATAGTTTTTTGATTAGGATTAGCACCATTTTTATACCATATAGCCAATCCTGAACGGTCTACTGAGTAGGTCCACATCTCCCATACTGAAGTGCCTGGACTATTTGTTCCGTCTCCATCATTCCAAGGGCTACTTATAAATTGCATTACACCTCCATTTGTTACTACTATTTCCCAAGCTACATCACTTCCTCCTGATTTAGATATAAGTCTTTGTGATCCACTTGTGCTTGTTCTATATATCCAAAAGTTTACAGACCAATTGGCTGTTCCAAATACTGGAGATGTCGTAGATGTTAAATATTCATCTGTTCCATCAAACTGAACGGAGTGTAGGTTAGAATAAGATGGTCCAAGCTTAGCTATTCCAATTGCATTAGATATACCTATTGCTATACTCATAATCTACCAGTTTGCTACTATGTTGGATGCCCCTGTACCCGTTGAAAATACTTTCTTAACATGTACTGGAAAGAATCCTACAGCTACAGTAGTATAAGTAACTATGTCATCTCCAGATGTTAAAACCTT